GGCTCCCTTGTGCAAAGGGAGCTGTCGGCGCAGCCGACTGAGGGATTGTCGTCCCGGCATTAGCCGGGGTCACCAAAAATAATCTGTCTTGCGTCGCCCCAGCCCACGCCGAAGTCGGCATACGCGGTGTAAAGATCGATCAGCGGGTTGTCCTGCGGGGACTGCAGCACCGTCGGGCGCGTGTTGTAGACGATGTTCACGAGCTCCTTCATCAGCCGGCGGTCGCACACCGCCCACTGCTTGCTCGTGAAGCCGTCCGCGCCGCCGCCCATGACGATGTAGCGCATACCGTACACGGGGTTCGCGGCGTTCGTGTTGTCGTCGGGGTTCTGCATCGGCATCAGACGGGAGTTCTCGCCGAACATCTTCTTCGCCTTCTCCTCCAGCTCCGGCGCGATGAGAACGGTGTCGAAGTCGCACAGGAACGGCAGGCCGTCCGGCGTCACGAAGCGGTTGGCGCGCGCCTGCGCCGCGGTGATAGCGGAAACGGAGAAGGCGTCCGTGGAGATGTTGGAGTACGTGCCGGCGTCCGTGTCCGCCTCGAAGCGGCGGCCCTTCGAGCCGCGGGAGGCGACAGGGTGCGCGGCGTTGGCCCAGCTCACGCCGTCGCCGCCGTTGTGGCGGCCGTCGGTGTTCCAGGCGTTGGCGAACATGCGCATCACGTGCAGATACACCGTCATTGCCATGGTGTCGCCGAGCTTCGTGCCGACCTTCTTCGTCTCGCCCGCCTTGTCGATCTTCGCTTCCTTGTAGCCGACGGGGATGGAGAGCGAAAACTCCTCCGGCGTGATGATGGTCTTGAAGCCGCGGCGCAGCGATCCGGTGTTCAGGTTGTTGCCGTCATAAAGCGGCGCCTCGCCGTAGCCGCCGGAGCCGGTCAGCTCGTAGTCGATGCTCTTGGCGTTCACCTCGCCCACGACGGGCAAGAGCTTATTGAGGCGGTCGGCATACGCAAAGTCGAACGCCTTGCCGACAAACTTGTAGTTGTCGGTTGCCCAGTTTCCAAAATTAGCAGGCATTTCCTTTTCCTCCTTCTCAGGTCAGCGCATGGCCGATCGCCATGAGCTTAATGGTGCCGCGCTCGTAGTCGTGGCCGATGCAGCGCAGCTTCGTCGCGCCCACGGTCTTGAGCGTGATGCCGAGGCGCTTGTCGCCGAGACTCGCAACGCCGCCGATGGCAGCGCCGATCACGGGATAGACCTCGTACACGTCGCCCGCGCTCGGCGCGCCGCCGCTGGCCTTGGTCATCACCGTTCCGGTCTTGGCGTAGTCGGTAACGACGATCTGCGTGCCGACAGCGTCGGTGTTCGTGCTGGACGCAGCCTTGCTTTTGAGCACAAGGACCGCGTTGTTGAAAGCGTCGTCCGCGGCACTCGCGTCCACGTCGCCGGTCTCCGGCACAATGGTCGTAGCGCTGCCGGAGGCGGCCTTGATCGTCGGCGCGGCGCACTCAAAGATGAGCGTCGGGTTGTCGCACACGAGGATCTTCGTACCGTTCGCGCGCAGATTGAGCGCGTCCTCCGTGCCGGAGTGGAACTCCGCGGCAATGCCGAGGATACCTCCGGTCTCCGCAGCGGCAGCCAGAACGACCTTGCCGCCGGAGAGCTTCACCACGGCGCCCGCGTCGATCACGGTCGCCGCGTCGATGGGATAGTTGCGGGCGGTCTGCAGTACGCTGCCGCCGTCCGCATTCTGTACAGGATGCATGATTCTTCTCCTTTCAGCGTTCCAAAAAGTCTTTGGCGGTCATTTTCAGGTGCGGGAACTCGCGGTTCCATTCGTCAAGCTCCCTCTGCTGGGCGGCCGTCAGCCCAGCCGATACGCCGCCTCCGCCCGCTCCCGTGGAGCGTTCGGCTTTCTTGGCGGACTTCTCCACCGCCTTCGCGGCGGCCTCCTCTCCCACAAGCTCCTGCCAGTCGGCATAGAGCTCGCTCAGCGGCTCCTTCCCGTACCGGCTGCCGCAGAACCTGCGGAACTTCGCGTTTCCGTCGAGCTTGGAGATATCCACGTCCGGATGCTCCCGGACGAATGCCGCGGCGTCCTGGGCGATCCAGTCCTTCTGCCGCTCTGCCTCGGCGTCGGCCTTCTCCCGCTCGGCCCGCTCGCGCTTCTGTTTTCGGACGACCTCTTTTGCGTCCTCTTCCTCTTCCAGATCCTGCACGGTGCGCCCGCTCTCCGCCGCGGCCTTCTTGAGCCGCGCCGCGCGCGCCTTGTCGGCGTAGCTCTCCAGCACGTCCAGCGAGTCGATCGCCCCGCCGCCGTCCGGATCGCTAAGTCCGAGCTTGGCAAGCGCGCTTTGGTAGCGCTCCTCTGCTCGGCGGAATCCGGCGGATTCCCCGGCTTTTCGCGCCGCCTGGTATCTGGCGTTCTCTTCCCGGCTCTGTCTGGCAGGTTCGGCGGCCTCCTGCTTCTTTTCGCCTGCGGTTTCCTCCGCTTCAGCGCCGGTCTCTGCGGTCACGACTCCGCCCTCCGAGCCCTCCTCCGGAGTTACGACTTCCATGTTCTCATCCATGTGGGTCCTTTCTGCGACTGTGCTGCCGTCGCCGCGATGTATTTTTCCTGCTGATTAAAGGCTAACCCGAAATATCTGTCCGTGCTCGGCGACTTTTTTGTGAACTTTTCACGAATCGTCAAACCCATTGATACGACAGGAGGTTCCGGCCTTGAAAAAAGCAAAACCGGAGCAGTTTCCCGCTCCGGTCGAAAAATTTCTGTGAAATATTACTCGTAGTATAATAGCTGATCGCAGCGCACTCTCTCCCGCCTCGGTAAGGCTCCCTTGTGCAAAGGGAGCTGTCGGCGGAGCCGACTGAGGGATTGTCATCACCACGCCTTTCTCGCTCTCTTCTGCCGCTTCATCTGCTCGATGAGCTTCTCCCGCGGCTTTTCCGGCTCCGTGAGCACCGTCATCCGCTGCTGATGCCGCACCGCGTAGGTGATCGCCGCGCCCATCACAAGGTCGTCGTGCTTCCCGGCGAGCGCCTCCGGCCGGTGGTCCTCGTTGTAGCAGAACGTCAGCATTTCTTCGAGCAGCTCCCGGTCGGTAAACCACTCCGGATGCGAGGAAAACACCTCCACCAGATTCGCAATGGCCCGCGGACGGCTCTGCCGGTCGGTGCGAAAGCCGTAGCTCTTTTTCATCTGCCGGGTGTAGGTGTCCTCCCGCTCGCGGCTGTATTGATTCGGATACTCCGTCTCCTGCAGCTTCATCACCGGGTAGGTAGAGAAGTTCGTCTCGATGGCAACGAGCGCATCGTTGTAGAACCTCCCGAGTGCAAAGATCTGCCGGACGTATTCCGGCTCGCTGTATTTCTGCCGGAGCTTCGCCACGATCCTCCCGCTCACGTTGTCGATGACGATCGCCGTGAAGTAGTCCGAGCCCTCGCCCGCCGTGTCGCCGCCGAGCACATACGGAACGCCCTCCTCCGGCAGCTCGTAGAGCGTGATCGCGCCGGTCTCGCTCTCCGTCCACTCGCCGTCCGCAAACTCTCCGCGCCCGGCAGGGGATGGGAGCCGTTCCAGCCGGAGCACGATCTGCTCGTTGTCGAATACGCCCGTGCCGCTGTGGAGAAACGCCTCGCCGGGAGAGGCGGGATACTCCTGCCGGAACATGTCCAGGCTCCCGCCGCAGTTGTTCGCAATGCACCAGCGCCGCCATTGGAGCTGCTCTTCCGTCAGCTGATAGGCGGCCTTGAGATCCCGCTCCTCCGGCGTCCATTCCGTCCCCGGAACTACCGGCATCGAGTAGTCCGGGTTTTCAAACCACGCGAAGAACACCGGCTCAAAGTCGTTCTCCCCCGCAACGGCGGCGTCCCAGCGCTCCTTGAAGTCCTCAAAGCCGTTCGCCGTGCTCTCGATGACGACCATCGTGCCCGGCAGACTCGGCACGGCCTGTAAAATGCCGGCAAGCGTGGAGGCTTTCCCGTCCGCGCCGTCCGGCCAGAAGGCGTACTCCGAAAGATGCACGCATTGCAGCGTGTCGCTTCGGCCGATGCCCCTGCCTCCCGCCGTCGCGCATCGGATCCGGGAGCGCAGTCCCGGCCTTGCCTCCCGCTCGCTGCGGAGCTTGGAGGGGTTCTCGAATACCAGCTCCTGCGCGTTCGAGGCGCGCAGCATCGGCTTCACCGGCGCGGGCAGCTCGTCGTAGAACAGCTTGCTCATCCGAAAAAGGTTCGCCGTCGCGTCCTCGCGGTGCGCAACGATCAGCGCGTTTACGTTCTTTCGCGTCGCGCAGGCATGGAAGATGAGGCCCTCCGTCAGTGTGGAAAAGCCGAGCTGCCTGGCCTTGAGAATGATGAGCCGCACGGGCTTCCCCGCGTCCTGCTGCCGCTTCGCCACGGCGTAGAGCTTTCGCTGCGCGTCGTTCAGCCGGAACGGCACGACCGTCCCGCTCTTCGTCTTGATCTTGAGACAGCTCTCGATGTAGTCCATTGCTATGCACGGGTTCATAGCATCGAGCCCTCCTGCCTTGCGAGCCAGTCCTCAATGCTCTCGGCGGCGCTCTGCTCACCCTCGGCAAAGTTCATGTGCTCCGTCAGCTCATGCAGCGCCCGGATCGCGCTGTTGGCGTCGAGCAGCTTCTCGCCGCAGCGCTCGTCCTTGCGTGTCTCGGGGTTCCATCGGTAGGCAGGCACTTTCTCCATGCAGCTCTCCACGACCTCCACGAGCCGCCGCCCGATCCACTCCTTGGAGATCCCCATCTCGTCAAAGAGCTTCTTTTCCAGCTTCCGCCGGTACTCGATCACTCCCTGCGTCTCCAACAGCTTCGACGCCCGCGAAGCGGCGCTCCTCGCGCTGTACCCCGCGGCGATGGCGGCGTCCGTAGCGTCGCCGGAGCGCAGATACTCCTGCACGAACTTCTTCTGCCGCGGTGTGATATCTCTTGCCATGTCTCTCCCTCCTCACATCGGCCAGTACGCCGCGTAGAAATTCCGGCGCAGCTCGTATATCCGGCCCACCGGCACGCTCGTCTCGCGGCTCACCGTCTCCGGCGATTTGTTTTTCAAGAGAACGGCGATGAGGGCACGCCCCTCGGCCTGCCCCTTCGCTGTGCTCTCTATCGTTTTCCGGATCTCGTCCTGCGCCGGCGGCGGCAGATTCCGGTACGCCTCCAAGAAAGCATGTACGATCCGCTGCTGCCATACCGCCCCGCAGCCCTTCATCGGCCGGAATTTCAATTCTTCGCCTCCTTTTTAGCCTCCCTTGTGCAAAGGGAGGTGGCGGCATCGCCGCCTTCCTCCCCCTTGCCTCCCCTGACAGGGGAGGTGGCAGCCGGAGGCTGACGGAGGGGTTTTCCGCCGACATTTGTTTTATCAGAACGCGCAGAGACGCGCGCGCCGTTGCCTTTTCTTTCCTTCTCCTTTCGGACGTAGCGGACGTAGGCGGAATAAAACCCGCTCTCCTCGTCCCGCGTCTCGGTCTGCTCTCGGATGGATGCGTCCTTCGGGAGCTTCATCCTGCTGTGCGCGTAAACCGGCACCGGCTCGGTGTATACCGGCTTTTCCAGCCCGCGGCTCGGATGGAATTTCTTTTTGCCTTCCTCGCCCTTGGCGTTGGAGATCATGTACCGGGCAACGCCGGTATAGTCCCCGCTCCCGTCCAGCCGGCGGTAGGTAACGCCCTGCTCCGGCCAAAGCGTGCATATGCTCTCATAGTCCATCGCCGGGAGGACGATGTGGAAATGCGGCCGAGCGTTCCCGATCTCATTTTTCCGGCCATGCGAGTAGACGTACTTGAGATTCGCTCCTTGTTCCTTCCGATACAACGCGCGGAGCTTGCGCAAAAACCGGTCGAACACCGCTTGAGCGTCATCCCAGGATATTTCTCCCTCCCCGAAGGAGAGCGTGAGCCATACGTCGCCCGTGCCGAAATTGCAGTTGAGCGTGCGGGCAAGACTCTTCACGGCGTTGATCTCGTTTCGCATGATCTTTCGGATGCTGGACTTCTTGGCTCTCGTTCCCCGCCGAACGCGCTGGCCGCCTCTCTTTGTCGGCATCCAGACGCGGCGGATCTCCTCGGTCCTGCCGGAGATGATCTTGTATTCCATGATGGCAAACACTCCTTTTTCCTCCCTGGTCGTAAAGTTATCCTTTTAACAAGTCCGTAAAAATTCGCGCACGCGCACGCGAATTATATAAAGTATCGCCGGTCTTTTCTCCTGCCTCCCTCCCCGAGGGGAGGTGTCAGCCAAAGGCTGACGGAGGGAGTCTTTCCGCCCTCATTTCCGCCGCCGTGCTTAGGCAGCAGAAATCAAACCGGAAATTTCCTCGATTTTCCTCTTGCAAATGTCACGGTATCGTGATATAATATAGTCAGAAACGAAAGGAGGCAATATCATGCCGGTAATCGCCCGATTTTATGGGATCATCGTGAAGATGTATCTTCTCGGCGGGGAGCATAATCCCCCGCACGTCCACGTTCTCTATGGGGAAAAGAACGGTGTCCTTGATCTCAATACGCTCACGTTCAAAGAATGCGACCTCCCCGCAAAGGCCCGCGCGCTCGTCCTCGAATGGGCTTCCGCGTACCAGCAGGAGCTTCTCACCATGTGGAAAACGCAGTCGTTCCGCGTGCTCCCGCCTCTGGAATGAGGCCGGGAGCTTTCCGTAAAGGAGGTATCTCATGTTTCACAAGCTCAAATCCGTCACGCCGCTTCCGGACTATACGCTCCTCGCCAATTTCTCGGACGGCTCCGTGAAATCCTACGACTTCCGCCCGCTCCTCGACCGCATGGAGGTCTACGCCCCGCTGCGGGAGTCTCCCGCGTTCTGGGCGTCCGCCGCCGTCGATCCCGGCGGCTACGGCGTTTCGTGGTCAGACGAGATCGACATCTCTGCCGAGGAGCTGTGGGAGCACGGCGTCGCCGCCGAAAGCCCGTTCTCCGGTCTTCTCTCGTTCGCCGACGCCACCGGCCTATGGGGTCTCAGCGAAAGCGCCCTGCGCAAAGCCGTGGAATACCGCAAGCTCACCGTCGGCGTCGATGTCCAGAAATTCGGCAAGCAATGGGTCGTCACCCGCTCCGCCATGGAACGCGAGTACGGCCGTCCCTCTCATTAACCCCCGTCATACGCCGCCGCCCGCCGGTCTCCCGGCGGGCTTTTTTCGCATTTCAGATGGTGTAGCAGATGTTCTCGGCGTGCTTGTAGGCGTCCAGATAGATCTCGTTCTTCGCCTTGTTGTATGTAACTTCGTAATACATACCATCCGGCAGCGTCGTCGAGAGAAGCGCCTTCATGTTTCCGAGAATGAAGGCGTTCCATACCACAAACACCTCAAAGGCCGGCGTTTCGTCCGCTTTGTCCAGGTGATCAGTGGTGTACTCCCGCACGAGTTTCTTTGCCTTTTCCGTAAATTCCGTGTTGCCCATGTCCTTCTGTTCCTCCTTCCTTTGAAAATAGTTCATCGGCGTGTCCGGATAGCAGAAACAGCAGGGTTTCCCGCTCATAGCGCTCGGCGGCCAATGTACGCACTCTTCGCACCTCATTCGCAGAACATCCAGTCTTCCGCCAGCATGTCCGCCTGACTCGCCAGCCAGCCGATCTGTTCTCCCCGCGTCCCGCAGAACACGATGGCCTTGCTGCCTATGTCCTCATGATACGCATTGCGCGGCTGCGCGTCCGTGGCGCTGTAGTAACGGATGTCTATCGCCAATTCGATGTGCTGATCTCGTCCGTTCCACCCGGCCCGGCGTACTTTCATCCCGCGCTTGACAAACTTTATCGCCTCGCTGAAGGAGAAGCGCGCTATGCCGCCGAGCGCCGGGCAGTTTTCAAGCCCGGCAATCACCCACTCGTCCGACAGGACGTTCAGCAGCGTGTATTCCACGACCTGCGTCTCGCGGATGTCCATTTCCTTTCCTTCTTTGGTGTGCATGATGATGGTCCGCTTCTCGGCATCCCATCGCCAGAAGCCGCCCCACGACGGCAGCTTCACCGCCTCCCCGTGTTTCATTGCCTCGAGTGCATTTTTGAAATCCATGTTTTTATCCTCCTTGTTTTTTATTCCTCCGGCGCGTCCCAATCGCACCAGCTCATTGCCTCCAGATGCCGCCACTTTCGGAGCGTCGCCTCGCTGTCCGTGTCCTCTCTCGGGCGATAGCCGCGGCGGTACAGCCGCTCGCCGGTGTCGCCGTCCTCCTGCCGGACGATCCCGTTCGGCGTAATTGAGTACCGGCGCACGCCCAGACTTGCGCCCCGCTGTGTCACTCCGACGATCTCTCCGGTTTTCTTCTGCATCAGGAAGTCCAACCCCAGCCGCAGTCCGGTCGGGCGGATCTCCTCCTCGTCTTCTTCTACTATGTACCCGGCGATCTCCTCACCCACGACCTCCGGCAGCACGGTATTAACGACAAATGCTCCCTTGCTCCGCATGATCTGCACCGTCTCCATGCCCGGGATATACCCCAGCATCTCCACCAGCGCGCCGAGCGTCCCGCGCAGACGGTCTCGCAGCTCAATTTCCGGGATGACCGCCATCCACCCGCAGCCGATCACCGTCAGCTCGCTCACACCGCCGCATAGCGTCAGCCCGCCCTTCGTCTCCGCCCTGAGCGCCCGCTCCAGCGCCGCATCGTCAAACGCCATATGTATTTACCTCCATTTTCATGTTTTATTTATTGTTGGATTCTTCAAAATGGTGTTTTGTAACAGCGATTGGAAATTCTTCAATCTCCGAAGCCCATCTTGCGGTTCCCGCTCCGTGGATGCTTTCCCAGCAGAGTGGGAAGCCGCCGATCCCATCAAACAGGCTGCCGAGCGTCGCGCCATCCGGAAGATACGACGCCATTCTCCCGAACATCCAGCGCCAGAACGGGAGCGCGATGGAGTTGCCGAGCGCCTTGTACTTCGGCGCGTCCGCTTCCTTGTGTACGCGGCCTTTCTCGTCCGTCCAGTCGCCGATGCCGACCCATCCGTCCGGATACCCTTGAAGCCGTGTACATTCCAATGGGGTAAGCCGACGAACGACCATGCGCTCCATAACGTGCTGTTGTGTCCCGCCGCTCGCATGAGCTTTCAACGTGCCGAATTGGTCTATGTAAGCGTTTTTCTCGTCGTCGATGCTTATTACAAGATCCGTAGCGTCTTTGGAATCTCGCTGTTTGCAGGAAGAAACGATTTCCGACTCTTTATAGTCTCCAAACCCCTGCATCGAAAACGTACAGGGTACCTGGTTTCCGCCGGTCCCCATTCTCGCTTGCAATGATGGGGACGACACATCTCTGCTCTCGCGTATCACGTCATTTGCGTGGCTCATGTCCAGGATGCACACACCGCCTTGATTTTTGCTTGGGTCTGGCGGAGATGTATCAAGCGTTTTTGCTACGTCAACCGATCTGCACCCGCTGTTCGGGTTTTTACTTTTCATCGAATTTGACGCAAGGGAATCGAAACTAAAAGCCATGACCGCCGGTCGGTCAATCGTATTGAGGGTGTAGCTTATATCCTCTTTCCATCCCTTGCCATTGCATCCGGCCGTATCGGCACGGTCTATTCCGTTGCCCTGTAAGCAGAAGATTTGAGCTCCAGAACAGTTTTCAGCACCTCCGGCAGTTTCTTCCCGCGCTGTTCCGCCCTCCGGAGGATCCCGGCGCACGCTTTCGGCGTCAGGTTGTACTTCGGGTCGGGACGCTCTTCCAGAATCTGCGATAACTTCGTGGGCACCGGGATCTTCGGCTCCTCCGAAACGTTCAAAGAGGATATCCCCTGCAGTGGATCCGTTAAAATCGACCACCATGCTGATACGCCGTCTGCGCTGGGGAACTCCCCAGTATTGTGCGTCGTGCGTTCTCCATGCGACACTCCATCCGTCGCCGAGCATTCCTCCGGCTTTCGTCCACTTCTGCTTGTCCGGCAGTCGAGGAAGAGAAAACCCCGGTTCTGCGATGCGTACAGCTTCTTCCAGCACGGCTCCGAAATCTCCGAATCCGTCCTTGAAGTTGCTGCTGAATGCGCCTGGCACATTTTCCCAGACCATATACCGAGGTCGAACAAGCTCACCTGTCCGTCCAATGCTTCTGTCATGCTCTCTCATCTCCTTGACGATCCGTATCTGTTCCATGTACAAGCCGGAACGAGCACCGGCAAGTCCTGCACGTTTCCCTGCGATGCTCAAGTCCTGGCAAGGACTCCCGCCGGTGATGCACCAGACGGGCTCAACTTCTGCGCCATTGATCTTTGTGATGTCTCCTAAATGCTTCAAGGTCTTTTTCTCCGGCCTGCCATCTTCAGGCATGGGCGGCCATCCCCATACGACGGGCCTTCCGCCCGTTTCGGCTAATCGATAATTTTTTCACTGTACAACCGGGCAATGTTCTCCCAGTCGTCGGCGTTCACATTGCCCTGATATCCAATCAGGAAGCACACAACATCCATCCTGTCCCAGCTGCGCTTTGTGCTCTCTACATACTTTGCGATCTCGTCGTAGCTCATTCGCTTCTTCTTCAAAAGATCACCCCCAGCACCGCGAGCAGCGCCGCCGCAGCGGCACACGCCCCGCAAGCCAACAAAACCCGCTCCTTCATTCCTCGATCACCTCAAGGCCGTAGGCCTCCGCCACGTCATGCTCAATGCGGCAGCCCCGTGCATCCTGCCACCCTCGGCAGAAGTAGACAGCGTGGCAAAAGCTCATCTTTTCCAATGACTTTGCAAGGAAGTGAAGAGAGATTTGGACAACGCCCTGACCCTCCAATTTCTCCTTGCCGTGCCATGCGCCTGTAAAAAACGTGTTCACAACGTAATACCCGCGCTGTTCCAGCTCGGTGATAGCTCGATTTCGTGTATCGTCAATTTCCCATGTTGATCTCCCCGCCATAGGTTGGGAAATCATCGCCAGCTTTTTCATCTCATTTCCTCCTTCATCTCCACGATCCGCTCCGCAAGCCTCACGCACTTCGTCTGTCCGGGGCAGGCCGTAAACGGACACGCCCGGCAAAGCTCGTTCACCGCCCGCACCCAGAGGTCATGCTCCATCCGGTTCATTTGCATCTGTCCGGTACTCCTTCCACTTGCAAAATGGACACAGCCCATCACCCCACATGAAGCACATTTCGCACATGTCTTTCAGCAGCTTGTCAAAAAGTTCTCGCGGAACGGCGTCAACGGTCGGCTCAGCATTTATGATTTGCCGCATCCATATCTTGTTGGCATAAGACAAAGCAATGTTGTGTTCGTCCGAAAAATGGTTCTTTATCAATGCGTCAGCAGAAATCAGTCGGCCCATTGATTTCCTTCTATCGTTTTGTTCTTCCCCTTCGGCAATCCGCTGCCCCTGTTGTACAGGCGCAACGTCGGCGGCAGGAATCCCTTCAACAAAGCACTTCAATGCGACAATTTCAGGCTTCCATATCGTATCCATGCAAGCGTCCAGATGGTTAATCACCGTATCGCGCTTTATGTATTCATCCATTCCCACACCTCCTGTTCCACCGTCTCTCGATTTCAAGCCTTGCCTGCCGCACGGGGTCCTTCGTCCACGGCGGCGCCGGATACAGCGTGTGCATCTCCGCGCCGCAGTGCGGATTTCCGCAGCGGATCGTGGCGATGTAGGTCCCCATCGGATGCCCCTTCGCCGGTGCTATGGAGCGCCGCGCCTCCGCGCCGCAGAACGGGCAGTCCTTCATCCGTGCCGCCCGCCTCTCTGGAGGATCGCCGCGTCCGGCAGGCGCATCCACCGGCAGATGTCGGCGGCGAAGGAGGCGTAGCCGTATAGCGCGAACAGCGCTTCGATGATCCCGAACCCACGCCCGTAGCGCCATACGAAGTAAATTACCGCCGCCAGAAGCGCCATCACCAGCGTCGTGATAAACATTGCCTTGCTCCTGCTCATTTCGTTTTCCTCTCTCTCTTCTTGTTCGGGCAGAAATGGAACTTGTGCGCCGCCCCGCACATTTCGTCCTCCTCGCACTCGATCACCGGCAGCGGCGTGCCGCTATTGGTGTAGAGCGTCACCATGTCGTCGCTGCTCTCCGACGCTCGGCGGAAGCGGTACGGCGTCAGCGACGCCTCCACGCACAAAAGTCCCCGCGGCCCCGGCACGAACAGAACCGGCCGCCCGCAGTACCTGCACTTCGTCTCTTTCGGAATCATTGAATTTCTCCTTTCTTTCTAAGGCTCCCGCCCACGCTCTTGCCTCCCCTAACAGGGGAGGTGTCAGCGCAGCTGACGGAGGGGTTCGGCTCCCTTGTGCAAAGGGAGCTGTCGGCGCAGCCGACTGAGGGATTGTCGTCCCCGCCGCAGCGCTCGTCCTTCCTGCACCACTCCGGCGTCCTCACGCTGTCCGGATGCGGATTCCCGTCCCGCACAACGTGCAGCACCCGCCCGAACCTGTCGCCGTTCCCGGTGTACAGGCAGCGCACCGCCTGCTTCCCCTGCGGCCACTGGTCCAGCGCGATGTGCGGACATCCCCTGCACGTTTTCATTCCTTCGCCCTCTCTTTCTGCGTCGGGAGTCCCATCCCGTTTCGCGCCCGCCATGCGGACATCGTCGAAACGCCGAGCTCCTTCGCAATGTGCGGATCGTCCATCCCGGCCTCCCACAGCTCCTTCAGCCGCACTCGGTCGATCTCCTGCCGGTATCTCGGCGGGAGTCCCGCGCCGTGCCGCCACTTCTGCACCGTGTCCGGGTTGCATCCGATCACGCGCGCAATCTCCCGGTCGTTCTTGCCCTCATCCCAGAGCGCCCGGAACTGCTTCCAGTCGTAAAGCCGCCCCGCTCGCTGTTTCGGTTCCCTCCTCGGAGAGCTCCCGCGCAGCACGACCGGCTGCGCCCGTACCCGCGGCGCCGTCCCCGGCTTATAAAGCACGCATTTCCTCGTGATGTCCGCCTCGCCCCGGCTCGTCTTGGTCTCGCCGGTGATAAAGAAGTAGTTGCAGCTCCCGTCAGACCCGCTCACATTGCCGGAATGATACCTGCACTGCGTGCGGTAGCATATGTATTCGTCTTTCAAAACGGCAGCACCGCCCCTTCCTCCACAAGCTGAAAGGCACTCTCGTTGTCCCAGCAGTCGTCCGGGTGCTCGATCCCCCAGATCTGCGCATTGTCGAGATAGTTCTTCCCGAAGTGCGCGATGAACTCCTCCCGGCTCCACCCCTGCTCGGTCATCGCCTTGTGCTGTCCGTACTGGTGCAGTAGCTCCGCGGTCTTGCCGGAGCGGTGCGCGCTGTCCGCGTCGATCCGGTGGCACCACGGGCAGAGATGTACGGTCAGCCCGTACTTCGTAGAGATAGACCGCCGGGCCCCGCCGAAAATGTGGTGCTCCTCAAGCGTTTCGTAGTTCCCGCACAGAAAACAAATGCCCTTCATCGTTCTTAGTCCTTTCTGATTTAAGGCTCCCTTGTGCAAAGGGAGCTGTCAGCCGTCAGGCTGACTGAGGGATTGTCCTCTCCCCTATTTCGTCGCTTCCAAAATCCGCGCCGCCAGATCGTCCACGCGCCACTTCTTCTTTGTGCCGCGTTGGAAGCACGGCAGCCCGTCCAGAAACTCCGCGACGATCCTCCGGTTCTCAATTCCGAGATACCGCCCGATCTGCGTCATGTCGGCGTATCGCGCGCCGCCCGTGCAGTGCTCCGTGAGATCTGCCTCGATCTTCCTCTGCTCCGCCGGAACGGCCAGCCGTACTCTCGGCATTTACCCCGCCTCCTTCTCGTCCTTTTGCTTGCTCTGCATATACTCAACAGCCAGAGCCGCACCGTCGATCTGCTGCACAAACTTCTCCTGCAGCTCCGGCGGCAGCGCGCACACCTTCTCTGCCAGCGCCTTTTCCTTTTCGCTCATGTCCTCACCTCCTTACATGCACACCAGCAGCACCGCCGCCACCGCCGCGGCTGCTGCCGCTATTGCCCAGACGAGAAGGACGATCTCCTTCTCCAGCGCCGCCGTGCGCTTCTCCAGGGCGTCCGTGCGCCGTTTCAGCTCCTCTATCTCCGGGTTCTGAAACAGCCGCATCGAAATTCCCAACGCCGAATTACCATCGCCCATCGTTTTTCCTCCTAAAACAGTTTGATTATCAACCCGACCACCAGCGTCGCAACGACTCCGAGGGTCACATACAGAACCATTACCGAGGTTTTGAGTTTTTCCACAGCCTTGATCGCATCGAGCGTCTTTCTCTGGTAGTAATACGCTGTCGGATCCCACCCCTTCGGGAAGTCCTTCAGCTTGTCCGCGATGCCGGTACAGCCTCCGGCAAGCTTGCCGGACGTGATGCCGTCTTTCCGTATCTTCGCGTCCGCCTGAAGGATCCGCCACGCGAGGTTTGTCAATATCTTCATTCACATTGCCTCCTATCTTGAAATCTGATATTCTGTTTCCGGTATTCCCGCCGAAAGGAGGTGATACCGTGACCGAGCAGGAAAAGAAAGGCATCGTGCTTCAATTCTTCCGTGCCACCTCTCCCGACACTTCCGCGTTTGAGAGCTTCCTCAAGGACGCCGGCTGCTCTACCCAGCAGCTTGCCGCGTGGATTGAGGGGAAAGAGGATATCCCGGAAGAAATACTCACCGAAGCATTGAAAAAGTTGGAAGAGGATCGTGATACCTACGATTTTCTTGTCAAGAATCTCGAAGAGTTCACCGCGCCGGGTCATCACGTTCTCCGTCCGTAGCCTTTCTTCCCGCTTGCCGCGGACGCGGGCATTTTATTGCCCGTGTCCGTTGTCGCACGAAACGTACTTCGGATTGAATGTTTTCAAATCCTTCTTCGGAAACAGCTGCGCGATCAGCGACAGCATCGGCGCGATCCGGATGCAGAGCTCTACGAAGCGGGCCGCCTGCGCTTCCGTCATGTTTTCGGCATAAAGCGCCGACCGGTATTTTCGGCTGTTCGGATGAGAACATCCTTTTTCCGCGTCCGTGCTCACGCGCACCCAGCAGCTTGTCATGTAGTCCTTATTCACTCTTGTCCCTCCTTTCTCCGCCCCCCGCGAGGGGCGGCTCGTTGCATCGCTTTGTGTTGCGCTTTTCCCGCTCCTGCGGTACGATGAAAAATGCCACGGCTGTGTGCTGCTTTGTATCTCCATCTCGGAGATGAAAGGTGGTGGTACATTGCCGCACCCGGAAAAAGAGGGTCTCGTGCTGTTCTTCCTGAACAAGCAGGATAACGCCGTCTTTGCCCGCCGTCTCGGTGTCTCCGTTCGGACGCTTTGCCGTCTGTACCGCGGAACTGAGAGAATGAGCCGTTCTGTTCGCAGGAAAGCTCTTTCGATTCTCGGCGTGTCTGAAGACGAGTTTTCTTTCCTTGTCTCGAATGTCGCCTGATTCCCGGAGGGAGGCCGCCCACCGGTCTCCCTTTTCCGTGGCATTTTTCATCGTGCCGCTCGGGGCGGCTCGTTGCATCGCTTTGTGTTGCTTTCCGCCTCCGCTTTCTGATATACTGTCTTTGGCGGTGATAGATATATGAAAAAGCTCCTCTGCTTCTTCCTCGTGATCCTTGTCCTCGTGTCCCCGGCGCTGGCCGCGGACGGCTCCACGCTCGTGTACACCACGCGCACTGGCGAGTGTTACCATCGGTACTCGTGCTCGTCTCTCAGCAAGAGCTGCTATGAGACGACGCTCTCTCAGGCCGTCGCCGACGGCTACCGTCCCTGCGGCCGCTGCCACCCTCCGACGCTGGATTCCGGCTCGTCATCGGCAAAGCCCTCGCTTTCCGACCGCATCGCAGCGAACAACTCCTCCGGCAGCTCGTCCGGCTCGTCGTACTCCGGCTACTCCTCGGGCAGCTCGTCGTATTCGTCCGGGTATTCCTCTGGCCAGTCCTCGTCCAGAGCATCGGCCAGTTCGTCCCGCGCGGAAAAAGATAAGGGTCTGATCGTCCGGATTCTCGAAAAGATCGTTGCCGGTCTGGCTCTTATCTTCATCGTTCCGCCATTCTCATTCATTACATGGAGCATCATCAGCGTGCTTCGAGATAAAAGACGTGGTCGCTAAGGCGAGCCTCACACATTGCTTTGCTCTTTTCGGAGCACCGCTCCGCTCTTATGGTGCAATCATATGCTCTATTAGTGCATTTGTCAAGCCCCTTTTTGCTCTATTGGAACATTTTTTCTTGACTTTCTGTTCTAAGGCTGTTAAAGTGTCCTCGAAAGGAGGTGCTGCCTATGTCCGTTGGCAGTCGTATCAAAGAGCTGCGCAATTCTCTTGACCTCACGCAGCAGAAATTCGCCGACCGTCTCGGCATCCAGCGCGGAATTATCGGAAAATATGAAGTTGATGTTTCCGCCCCATCCGATGCGGTGATCTCGCTGATCTGCCGCGTATTCAATGTGCGGGAAGCCTGGCTCCGCGATGGCACCGGCGAGATGCTCGAGGTAAAGCCCCGTGCCGAGGAGCTCGGCGAGCTTGTCCGTAAGCTTCTGGCCGACCGGCCGGAGTCCTTCCGCTCCCGCCTCATCACCAGTCTCCTGCGCTTCGAGCCCGATTCCCCCGAATGGCAGATCCTTGAGAACATCTATAATTCCATCGCAGCCGAAAAAGAGAGCAGGGAATAATCCCCGCTCTCTTTTTTGTGTTGACAACGTGTATATTATGTAATACAATGTATATACAAATAATGAAAGGAGCTGATAGTATGGCAACCGCAGTTATGAATATCCGTATGGACAGCGAGCTCAAGAAGCAGTTCGAGGCGTTCTGCGCCGACATGGGGCTTTCCGTCACCGCCGCCGTCACCGTCTTTGCGAAAAAAGCCGTCCGCGAATACCGCATCCCCTTTGAGATCGGCGCGGAGATCCCGAACGCCGAAACGAGGAAGGCGATCGAGGACGCCGAGGCCGGCATCGGCTTGAGCGCTCCGTTCCATTCCGTCGCGGATCTGATGGAGGCGCTCAATGCTGACGATTAAGTACCAGGCAGCCTTCCGCCGGGACTATAAGCGCATCGTCCGCCGCGGCTATGACGTGCGCCTGTTGGAAACCGTCGTGCAGCTTCTCGCCGAGGAAAAGCCGCTCCCGGAAAAGAACCGCGACCATGCGCTCTCCGGCGACTATATCGGCTTCCGTGAGTGCCACATCACGCCGGACTGGCTGCTGATCTACGAGATATCCCATGGCGAGCTGACGCTCTGTCTCACCCGCACCGGCACACACAGCGATTTGTTTGACTGACAGAAGGAACCCGTCGGAATTTCCGACGGGTTCCTTCTGCCTTCTACGCCGCTTTCAGAAAGCTCCGGATAAACCGCAGCGCCTCCTCGTCCGCATTCTTCAGCAGCTCCGTGATCTCCGCTATGATCTTCGCCCTCTCTTCCATTTCTTCCCCCTTGTCATTTTGTTACATTTCTTGTTATTCTCTTGTATATTCTTACAAATTTATATATTTTCCATGCCGTTCTGCCGCGGATCGTGGTATAGTGTAGGTGAACGCCCGGGGTAGCCGTGCCACAGGCCCGCCCCGGACGCATGCCTCAGGGCGTCCCGCTCGCCCTGCTGTGACTGTATCGTAACAGACCGGTGCAAGATCCGAAACCGAACGCTTTGCGGGCGAGCCGGAGTTCAGCTTTTTCGACACGAATATATCCCGCTCACCTCGAAAATAACGAAAGGACGGAGAACATGAACGAAATGGACGCGTTGAAAAACCGCTGGAGAGAGGCGAAGAGCACGCGCACGTTCCCGGATATTGCCGAAGCCGCCGATCTGTCGCCGAGCACCGTGGAGTACGCCTTTTCCCCAAAATCCACGAACCCCTGCATTGATACGGTCGTGCGCATCTCCCGGGAGCTGCACGTCTCGCTCGACGATACCTTCGGCATCCTCTCGCCGAGCAATCGTTCGGAGACGGAGCTTGCCCGGCAGGACGCCTCCCACTGGAAGGCGCGGTATGAAGCAGCCGTCCGGGATATCGAATATCTCCGCACCGTCATTCTGATGCTCGGCGTGTTCTTCTTTGTCGTTGTCATCTGGTGTGTTACGCTGGATCTTCGGTGCGCGGATATCGGCTTCTTCCGCGGCGAGTGGAGCTTCGGCGCCGTGTTCTCAATTGCCTGTATTTCGATCGCCGCGCTTATGGTCGTCCTCGTCATCGTCCGCGTCTGCCGCCGCCACCGGCAGCGCAAAGGAGAAAATGAATGAAGTGCTGCAACTGCTCTCGCGAGATCCCGGAAAACTCGCTGTACTGCAACTGGTGCGGAAAGAAGCAGCTCCGCGAAAAGGAAAAGAAGCTCAAGATCCCCGCTCCCCGGCAGCTCCCCTCCGGCAGCTGGACGGTGCAGCTCCGCCGCGAGGGCGTGAACGTCACCGAACCCACGGAGGAAGCATGCCGCACCAAGGCCCTCGCCATCCGCGCCGGGTTTCTGGAAGCGGAGAAGGCGCTCCCCCGGCTCACGCTCGGGCAGCTCCTTGATAAGTATCTGGAAGACCGTCCCATGCTTTCGCCGTCTACCAGGCGAAGCTATCAATGCATCCGCAACAGCGCTTTTCCCGGCTGCATGGATAAGGATATCCGCTCTATAAACTGGCCGCGCGCCGTTGCGTCAGAATCACAGCGCGTCGCAAAGAAAACCCTGAAAAATGAGCTCGGCTTTGTTGCCGCCGCCTACAAGGAGCAGAAGATACCGTTTGACCCCGTGGATCTCGGCGTCGTCCCAAAGGCCGATACTCCGTGGCTGGACTATGCGCAGATACTAACCTTCGTGGACGCGATCCGCGACACTCCCGTCGAGCTTCCCGCGCTCCTTGCGCTGCACTCTCTCCGCCGCTCGGAGATCTTCGCGCTCCGCCCGGAGGACATCGATCTCAAAGCCGAGACGATCTCCGTCTCCGGCGCTACGGTCTATACATCCTCCGCCGAATGGATACGCCGGGAAGAGAACAAGAGCGCCCGCTCGCAGCGCGTCGTCCCCATCGTGATACCCCGGCTTCTGGAAATCCTGCAAGACCACAACGGTGATATATGCCCGCTCGGCGACGGCGTGCGGCGGCAGATCAACCGGATCTGTGCCGCAAACGATCTCCCGGAGGTCGGCCTGCACGGTCTGCGCCGCAGCTTCGCTTCCCTCGCCTATCATCTCGGATGGTCGGAGGAAGAAACCATGCGGCACGGCGGCTGGAGCGACTGGAAAACCGTCCATGATTTTTATCTTCGTCTTTCGGTAAAAGATCTTTCCAAGGCCGCGAAGAAAATGCGCCGGTTCTATTCCGTTAGTAAATCCGTTAGTAAAAAAGGGTCAAAAAACGCTCCAAAACGTACATCTGCCATACCATCCAGCGCAGAATAACAGCACGGCAAAACGCCGAAAACCCCTTGAAATTGCTCATTTTTCGAGCATTTCAAGGGGTTTTCCCATGGAGCGGATAATGGGAATCGAACCCATCAGTTACCGCATAAAAGTATTGAAATTACAAGCTTTTCTTGAATTCGTTAGTAAAATCATAAGCAAAACAGCTCCGTTATAAGCGGCTCTGTTTTTTATCTCCCGTCATAGAGGTTGAGCATCACGCGGATCTTCGCGTCCCGCTCCATGATCCTGTCATGCTCATATTCCCATATGGCGCGCATGCTCTCCGGCGGCTCTTTGGCATAGTCGCGGATGAGCCGGACGGCCTGCGCGTGGAACATCTCGCAGTGGTCGAGCTCCTGCCGAGCGACGCGCTCGTAAACGTCGCCGAGCTCCTTGTCCTCGTCCTTGTTTCGCAGGGCGTGCTTTGCGTAGTGCTCGGCTGCGTCCAGCTCGTAGCACATATCTTTGATAAGGCGCTGGATCTTCTTCATCTCACAATTCTCCTTTCAGATAGCGGTACAGCTTCTCAAAGTCGCTCCGGTCCAGCCGGAAGTCACCGACGACGGGAAGCGATAGCGTCACCGGCTCATTGATGTACGGGCTTACAGCGGAAAAGAGCGCGTCCACGTCCACGCCCTCCGCGCTCACCGCGCCGGTCATCGCAACGAGCGGCTTGTCCTTCGCCGCTTGTAACATCCCGGCAGCGTTCTTTGTGGCCAGCGCCGCGTATCCGCCGAGCAGGATCCGCTTCCCGCCGGTCATGTGTGGCAGCATCTCCGCATCGACAAACCGCGCAAGCCTCGTCTGTAATTCTGTATATGAAACCATAGTCATATCCTCCTTATAGATCAGGCAGGGGAGGGAATGTCACCTCCCCTGCCCGGCGATGTGTCAGGTGCCCGCGGTCGTGGTCGCCGGTTTGACGGTCACTTCGCCCCAGCCCGGGCAGCAGGAGCTGTTCGGAACAATGAGCTTCGTGAGGCTCTGGAGCTGCGCGATCTGCCCCTGGATGCAGCCGACAGCGGCGGTGTTCGTGCCGTTGTAGACGGCCTGCTGGAGATTCAGAGCGGCCTGCTCTTCCTTGTTCGCGCGCACCTCGCCGGCAAGGCCGAGAATGCGATTCTCAAGCTTGGTGTAGGCGTCCGTGATCTTGCGGTTCGTCTCGTCCTGGCCTCGCCAGTAGGCGATCTCCATGTCCTTCTGCGCGATGGTCTGGGTCTGGTTGAGCTCATAGCGGGAGACGTTGGCGTCGTCGCCGCACTTATGGCTCGCCATGCCCGCGGCGAGACCGGCGACGGCGGGAGCTACCACGCCGTTACCGCCGAGACCGCCGAAGAGATTGCCGAGACCGCCGTTGAGCAGCCAGCCGGCAGTACCGGCGATGCCGAGACCGAGGGCGGTCCCGCCCGTAGCTTTGGATGCGTATTCCATGATGATTCCTCCTTAAAAATTTTCCACCGTAGCGCTCCGGTGTCTAAAGAAATCATCGCATAAAAAAGGAGAGCCTCCCTGTCGGGAAGCTCCCTCTTTCGCTGCGGGAAACTGTCGCTAAACTCTCGCCATTTTGGCCTTGATGCACCGGATCTTCCGGTTCACCGCCGATTCGGACAGGCTCAACGCCATGCACACCTCGACGATGCTTTTGTCCGATACCCGGAGATCAAAGACCCTGCGCTCTGTCGGCGTGAAATTGCATTCCTTCCGGAAGTATTCCGCCTCCGGCCGCGTAAGATCGCTTAACTGCATAGCCGCTCCTTTCTTTCGGAGCGCCCGTGGTGGCACACGCTGCAAGCGTCACAAGGCGCGTTTTCTGCGCTTTGTCCGGCTCCCCTTTCGGGGAGCCTTTTTTACTTCAAGCTCGGCAGCTTCCCGTACTTCAGGAAGTAATCGATCGGGCTGCCCTCCTCGACGTACACCGTCCGGTTCCCTGCCTTGAGCGCCTTCCTCTTTGCCTGCGTCACGGCTTTCTGAATGTCCGTCCCGCTCGCCGTCTTCGTGAAGTCCGCGATCACGTTCCCGCTCACTTTCGGCGTTTTGGACGTTCCGCCCGCCTTCGCGGAGGATGCCGTGCCGGACCTCGGGATGATGATCTCCGGCGCTTTCGGCGTCGGGGCCTTGAGCGCCGTCCTCTTTCCTCTCCCGCGCCGGCCTCCGGAGCCGCCCGAACCTCCGTTCCACTTCTGATTCCTCGCGCTCTTCGCTGTGTACCCTGCGGCAACGTAAAGGGCGTCCTTCTGCTCCGGCGGAATGTCCAGGCTGTTGATGTACTCCACAACTTTTGCCTTCTTCGATCCGGAAATGCTCTTGCCGTTCTCGTCCTTGTCGGCGTGCATCTCCTTTGTGGCAAAGTAGTAGTCGTAGTACGTCTCGTAGGAAACTCCCTTGGCGTACGCGGTGCGGGCCTTGTCGTAGACGTCCGCGTTGTAGGTGCGCAGTGCATACTCTGCGCCGAATACCTCGCGGTTTGCTTCGCGGTATACGATGGCGTCCATGCGGCTCTCCGCCTGGTCCTCGGTGATGCCGTACAGCTCGGCGTACTCGGCGATGGCCGCGTCGTTGTCGGTCGAGAGCTCCGGGTGCGCCTTGAGATAGTCGTTCACCGCCTCACGGTACGGCTCGGCCTGCGCGAGGATCTCCTTCTGCCGCTCGATGAGCTGCGCCTTCAGCGCCCGGACGAGCCGGTTCTTCTCGCCATCCGAAAGGCTCTTGTCGTTCTGGATCGCGCGGATCTGCTGGTAGTAGTCGTTCACCTCGTCGCCGGCATGAGAAACGTATTTCCGCGTGATGCCAGCTCCGATGTCGCCGTCGTTCGCGTCGTACTTGAGATCGTCCAGAAGATCGTAGTACTCGCCCGTGGTCTTGTTGGTGCTCGTGGTGTCGATGGTGAACGCCGCCTGCGGCGCCGCGAGCAGCCAGTGGCTCGACTTCGTTGCCGGAGTAATCAGTGGGAGCAGAAGGTCTCCTATTACGCCGGTGTACTGGTCGAGAAGGTAGTTGACCTTTTTCGGCGACACCTTGAACAGCTTTCCGATAGCCTTGGAGAGCTCGTCCGTTTTCTCGTCGTACCGGTCCTCCGGTCGGTAGTTTTGCAGACGGTCGCTCTCGATGTTCCCGCCGTACCATGTCGTGCCGGGGTTGTCCGGGTTCGTGAGCTTTGCCTGCGTCCACGCGGTAGCGATGTTCTGGTTGAAAATGTCCGTGGGAGCAATGTTGCTCTTGATGACCTCGAACACGTCGGAGAACTTCACGTCCTCGCCCTTCTGTTTTTCCTGCGTGTACACAGCGGCAGTGCTCAGTACAGCGATAGCGCGCCCCTTTGGTATCTTGATCCAGTACCCGTTGCCGAACATTTTCCCGGCGTTGATAAGATAATAGTTTGCCTTCGTGCTGGCCGGAATATCGTCCCAGTCGTCATCATCGCCATGCATCAGGCCGTTTAGCAGCAGCGGCGGCAGATTGATGAGCGCCGCCTTTAGGATGAGAGACGCCGCGGCTTTCACGCTGCGGGTCTCCGTAGCGTTCCGGATGAACTTATCAAAGCCCTGTACGGACGGGTTGAGGAACGGCACGAGATACCGGTTGAGTGCCTTGGTGACGCTGCCGCCGCGGGCAAAGTTCGTCGTGATATCCGCCGCGCCGAGCATCGCCTCCATGAGGTCGCTCTGCGTGAATTTTCCGGTTTTCACTCCGTCCACCGTCTTGCTCCCGCCCTTGTTGGCAAGGATGGTCATAAACTCCGCAAGGCGGGGCGCCGCTTCGATGGCCTGTCCAAAGCTCTCATACCGTGCCGCAGCTTTGCCCAGCGCGTTCTTCGGCTCCTTCACCATGCCGGTCGTATAGTCCAGCATGGAGGCGTAGGAGCCGCCCAGCGCCTTGTACTGCTGCCAGATCTCGCCGTTTTTTCGGATTTGGTTCCATGCGCTCCAGTACATCTTTTCCCACGTCTTCCAGTCCGTGGAGTAGAACCCTGCGTCCTGCCAGTCTCGCACGCCGTTGCGAATCATGAAGAACGGATTGTACCCGGTGCATAGCGCCTTGAAGAGGTCGTTCAGCTTCTTCATAGCCTTTGCCGCGCCGTAGCTTGCGAACTTGTCCGGCTCAAAGGCTTTCATGGCCGCTGTCAGCCCCTCGTCCATCGTGATGTCGTAGGCCCTGCCGTTATCCTTCACCGAGAACACATTCTCGAATACCGGCTTGTAGTCCTCGTCGCTTTCAATGGCGGCCTCCGTCGGCGTGTACTCGCTCTCTGCAACGTTCCAGATGTACTTCTCCGCCGCTTTCGCGTTCCCGTCGTACTCGCGTACCAGCGCAAGGCCGAACTGGTTTAGGCCGGCGTTCCGCATCGTGGATACCGTCTTTCGGGAGAGCGCCGTGTGCAGCGGCAAGAGCACGCCGTCGCTGCCGACGGCCCGCCCGATGGCGTTCGATACGACGATGCCGCCGTTTCGCCGGGCGCTTCTGGCTCTCTTGCTGTTCGTACCCTCCTCGCGGAAGGTGGGGATGTAGTGCGGATACCGCTTTTTCAGCGCATTGGCAAACTCCGGCGTGATGAGTCCCGCCTCCACGCGGTAGCGGATGAGATCGTCCGAATACTTATAGACCTCCTTCGCCCATTCCTTGAACTCCGGGTTCTTTGCCTCGAGAAGCTGCGCCGCCGTCTGGGAATCGTCCGCCGTCACGTCGTATCCGAATACCGGCTTCAAGCCCTGCTTTTCCACAATAGCCCGCTGCCGTTCCAGCTCCAGCGCGTAGGCCGCGCCCTCCGCTACGGACGTAAGGCTCGGCGCCTCGCCGTTGTGCGCCGCAAGATAGATCTCGTGCGCCGCCTGGCGCACGACCGGTGAATCGCTGTCGCTGTTTGCGATCCGGCGCAGCTCTTCATTCGACAGCTCCCGGAGCTCCGGGTATTTCTCCTTTACCCAGCGGAGATTTTCCTTGATCCGCTCCAGCTCGCCGCTGTTGTCGTACTTCATGCGGTCCACGTTGTGCATGTGCAGAAGATAGAGCTGAAAATCGCGGTACTTTGTCTCATTCTTCCGCATCGGGGCGAGGGTATCCGCAAGGCTCGCGCCGATCCTGTGGCCGTCGATGTCGGTACGCGCGCCGCCCTTGGCGATCCAGTTTCCCGCGCGCTGGGAGTAAGCCCCGGCATTGAAGTAGTACCCCTCAAGGCTCTTGCTTCCCGTAGCCTTGGCGATCCGGCGCACCGTGTCCCCGGCATTCACGAACATCCGCATAGCCCCGCTCGTGATTTTCTCAAAGTCCTCGCGGAAATTCCGCTCGGCCTTTATGACCTCGGACGTGACCTTTTCCGTCGTGGCGGCGATCGTCGTCCCGGCAGCCGTGTTTTCCGTCTCCGCAGCCTCGCTGCTTTTCGGTGACGGCTCCGTGCTGTCAAGCTGTTCGGGATCTCCGAACAGCTCGGCGATCCGCGCGTCCTCGTCCGCGGTTTTCTCGGCCTCGAATTTCTTGGCGCGCTGGTAGTTCTCCTCCGAGAAATTCTTGTTGGCCATCGTGATAACTTCCTCTGCCGCATCTCTCGCCGCCGTCTCCTTCAGCGCCCGGACAAGTGTGTCTGCCTTGTGTCCGTCGTGGAAGATCGTCGCCTCGAAGTAGCCGCCGATCGGCGTCGGCTTCACCTCAATTTTGAATGTAGAATCCCTCGGCGTCCCCTTGAGGAAACCGGTCATCTGCACCTTCACCTCGGACTTGCCCTTGCCCATAAGCTCCCGGTAGACCTCGCCGGAGCTTTTGTTCGGCACGAATCGCTGTCCCGCTCCGAGATTTTCCCGCGCGCGGAGCCGTTCCGTCTCCCGCCGGTCGTTCTCCTGCGATTCTCTCATCTTATCTTTCCGTGCATTTCTGGCCGCAGCGCTTTCTTCCGCGTCATCCAGTGCTTCCGCGACGATCTCGTTGTTCCACGCCCGGCTCTCGTAGTCTCCCTCCACGGCATAAAGCGTTGTGTTGGCAGCGGTAACGACCGTTCCGGTTCCGTCGCCTCCAAACGGAAACCACGCGCGCACAGCTCCGTTTATGTCCTGCCCGACAACGAGCCCGTAATGTCCGGATTTGTCCTTCACCCATGTCCAGAACGGCACGGTCTGCACCTCTGTCCCGCTCTCGGTTTTGAACACAGGATACTCCTTGTTTTCCGCTCTTTTCAGATCGCTTTGATAGTTGCCGCGGAGCTTCGTGTCCGGGTTGTAGAGGATGCGCGACGCGATCTCCGCCCGCATCCGGTCTCCCGCCCATCGGATCGCTTCCATTTTGGCCTTCGACTTATGCTTGGCGACAACGTTTTTCCCGTCGCTGATATAGGCGTAGTACTCTCCGTTTTCCTCGCGGATGTTCACACGGTAGAAATTGCCTCCGCCCTCGTTCAGCGTCGCCTGGCCGCCGGTTTCCAGCCGTTTTTCCATGCCGGATATCTGCTTTTCATACTCTGCCACGTTCCGGACGGTGCGATTTTCCGCCATTTTGGGAGTCGTATTCTGGTACTTCTCGGCCTCGGAGAGCTTTTTTCTTCCCTGTTTTTTGTTGTCAGAATCCCGGTTTTCCACCTCCACACTCGCTTTGCCGGAAGAATTTTCTTGACTATTCCCCTCCGTCTGGCGTATAGTAACCGTAGAAGAAGACTTTCCCCTACGAGCGCCAGTTTCGTCAACGGAATTGGAAGAGCCATTAAAACTGGGAGGGCTTCTTCTTTCTATTTGTCCGACGTTGTACACAACTACCCCGTTTATGCCGTCGGGAGTTGAGATTGTCACCTGATAATACGTCCCATCGAAGTCACAGAACCATGCGCGCCGGTAGTACCATCCATTTTTTGCGAAGTCACCGTGTATCGGCGTCCCCGTTCTTCCGATTTCGTCCGGTTTAGCCCTGTCGGATGTTTTTTCAGATATCTTCACCAGCTCGTCAATGTGTGCTTCCGCGTTCAGCTTGGTTTCATATTCGGCGTCTGTAAGCGGTCGAAGTCTCCCATTCGCGTCTCGCACATAGTTCCGGAAGCTCGCTTTCCCGGCGGTGTCCTCCGTGATCTTCAGCACGTCGCCGGAATCCGTCGTAAGGATCACGTCCTCGCCGTTGCGGATCTTCCGGTTGATGTAGCCCTCGATCTGGTCGGCCCAGCTGTCCGGGTCATCCCCGAAGATCACCTGCCGGTCAGCCTGCACGTACTTTTTCCCGTCCGGAAGAACCACGATGCTCGCCCTTCCGGAAGATTTTTCTTGACTATCCCCGGTATCAGAGTGTACAATAGCATCAGACGAAGCCTTCGGCCCTCTGGTGACCCCGTCTTGAACGGTAACCCCAGTTTTTGTGTTGCCGGGGGCTTCGTTCTTTATGTTTATGTAGTTTCCGTCCTGATCAACAACTTCGTCCAGATAGAACTTGTTTGTTCCCTGATCTCGGTTTACTACAGCGGCTACATAAACGGTTGCGTCTCCCAATCCTACCGGAGCAGCAATCATGTAGCTGTCGTACCCTCGTCCTTTCCAATTCAGATTCGTCTTGATGATGTAGCCTTTTTCGATTACTTCCTTTATCGCTGCAACGCCCAGCACCTTTGACCGGTTCGGTTTGTGGTTTATAATTCCGTCAACTCCGTAGCGGTTCAGCTCCACTTCGCCGAATCCTTCGCGGTGCGCGACGTTCCCCACAGACGCGAACAAATCAGAAATTTGTTGATCCAACGGTTTCGACGCATCATTCAATTCTTCCCCCGTAAGGTGCTTTACGACTTCCGAATTTTGCAGAAGCGGTATGCTGCTCGCCAGAACATAGGCGTTGCTGTTTGGATTTGATTCCAACGCCGACTTTGACTTTTCAATGTATACAGCGCCCTGTCCTTCCGGCGGTCCCGTCGTCTTCTGCTGCGCCTCTGCCCTCCGGGCCGGGGCGTTTCTTTCTGTCTCGGCGCGCACGGCTTCCTGCACCGGCGCGTCGCCGGAGAACCAGTTCAGCCCCGCGTAAGCGTCCGCCGCGATCTCCTCGGTGAGCAGCCGCTCGATCTCGTCCACGCTCATATTTGCGAAATCGTAGACCCCTGCGTAGTCCGCTTTATAGGCATCCCGCATGGCGTCGTATTCCTCGGCGGTCATGCTCTCGCGGATCACCTCGTCCGACGCCTGCAAAACCTCCTCGGAGATGTAGTTGTGGAACAGCTCGTGCCGCACCAGCGCCTCCGGGCTGATAACGTTGCCTCTGCTGTCCACGGCGTCCACGCGGAAGAACACCCTCCCGCTCTCGGTATAGGCGTTCGCGTAGCCGTCTCCCACCTGGATTGCCCCGCGCACCGCTACCGGCTCAAGCCCGTTCTCCAGTACGGCGTCGTAGGCGCTCTTCGCCTCGCCGCCGAGCCTCTGCGCATCCACGACGGTCACGGCCTCCGTGCCGCCGTTTCGGATGCCGAGCTGCGCCGGATTTACTTGCCGTAGATCCGCTTGCGCGTCCGTTCCCACGCCTCGTTGAACTTCCGTTCGGCCTCCGGTGAGAGCTTGTAGCCCTCCTTCGGCGCCTTCCGCAGCTTGTCCGCGGGAACCGACATAAACAGCCCCGCTTTCTTCCCGGTGATAAGCACTCTGTTCATTGTTCATTTCCTCCTGAATGTTGATCGCCGCCGCGGGCGTCGTGCTGATTCCTTCGTTCTGCGCCTTCTGCGCGCCCACAGGCGCGTTTTGCGTCCCGGCAGTATAAACACCTTCCTGCGTGCCGGAACGCCCGCCCGCCTCCATCTGCTGCGTCAGATACTCCGCCGCGCGCTTCATATCTTCCTTCGTGCCGATCTTCTGCCGGAGATCGTCGGCGTTCTCCGCGTCGGTCAGCTCGGCCAGCGCGTATATAACGCCGGGGTTTTCCGTCTGCGCGTCCTGCATCATCTGCACAACGTTCTTCGGCGTGGTGTTCAGCCGCTCGGCTGTCTGGTTGATGTTCGCGCGATTCGTTGTGTACTGCACGCCGCTCGACCCCAGTGTTGCCAGCGCGCCGCCGAGGAACGAAAGCCCCTCCTGTCCGAGAACGGCAAGCACGGTCGCAAGCTCCGCGTGCTTCTTCTGCCAATCCGTGCCGCTGGTCCGGTAGTATTCGAGCATCTTCGGGATCCCGCTCTCTTCCGTGCCGAACGCCGCGTCGATCGCAAGGTTTACCACGCCGTTCGCCGCGTCCGACATGACCTCCTCCATGCCCTCGGGGATCATCGTGAGCGCCATGCTCTTCACAAAGCTCAGCGGATTTGCCTTGATCTTTCGGATGACCCATTCGCCGCCGACCGCTTCTGAGGCGTACTCGATCGCGCCGCGCGTCAGACCGAGCGCCAGCGCTCCGGCGTTGGAGTATCCCTTTTCCTTGCTCTCGGCGATGGACAGGGAAGCCGCCTCCGAGCTCATCAGCGCCGAGCCGAGAATGTTCGTCGCCTTCATCAGCGTGTCGCCGGTAAGCCCCACGGCCTCGCCGATGCCCTTGGCGACAAGCGCGTTCATCGCGCTGTCCGCGGCGCTCATCGCCGTGTTGTAGACGAAGCTCCCGACCTTGCCGCCCATCCCCGGATTCGTTTCCTCGATGTGCTGCGAGGTGTCGGCGCGGAGATCCTGCGTGATGTTGCTCGCCTGCCGCCACTTGGAATAGGGGTTGATCTCCTGCCCCTTCGCCGTGCGCACCGCATCGTCCGCCATAGCGATCATGCTCGTGATCGTCCGGGTAGGCTGCGCCGCAACGGTCATGGCGCTTGCCAGCGTCCGCGTCGCCGCGTTCTTTCCGAGCGCCTCCGTCGTCGCCCGGTTCGTGCCGGTGTACCACTGCTTATCCAGCTCCGGCTCAAGATCGCTCAGATAGGCATTCGCCGCTTTTTTCCCCTGCGTAGCGTACAGGTAGTTGTATACGCCGATCTCATCATCGGTCATGAAGGCGTATTTCCCGTAGTCCTGTCCGCGTCCCTGCGCCTGCTGCACGTCGGACTGCGCGCGGAAGTTCCCGATGTTGTTGATGTAGTCATACCGGGCGTCGCCGAAGAGCTTCCTCTTGCTCTCGCCGCTCTTGGAAAGCTCGGTATAGTCGCTCGCTTTGAGAATACCGGCATACTTCCCGGAGCCGGCCGAGCTCGCCCGGTCATCCGCCTTTCCGTACACGCTGTTGAAAACGACGCTCGTGCCCTTCGCCGCATTCCCGCTCTTCATCTGCGCCGCCGCCTGTGCGTAGAGACTCTGCGTCCCGCTCTGTTTTGTCTGCGCCGCAGCGTCCGCATAGGGCGTCTGCATGGTGCTCTGTCCCTGCGAGGCTTTCAGCGCCTCGGTGTACAGATTCAGCGGGTTGGTGCGTACCGGTTTTCCCGCTTTCGCGAAGTACGCGTCCATATTGCTTGCCGGCTTCTCTCCGGATGCCGATACAGAGGAAGTCGTTTGACTTCCTCTGTTTGCCTTTGCGAAATATTCGTCGAGTCTGCTCATTTTTTCTTCCCTCCGGGCCAAGTCTTATACCCCGCGCTCGTCGGCGTTTTGTTATACGCTTTGGCGGTTGCCGCGTAGTCGGTGTAGTGGATCGCGTCCCGGAACTGTTCTTCGGTGATATCCCCGGCTTTGTACCGCGCCGCCAGATCGTTCCAGATCGCCACCCGGTCTTTCCCGTCGTTCAGATCTCCGAGGATCGCATCCTGCAATCCTTCCGTAGAAACCGTAACACTCCCGCCGCCACCGCTTCCGCTGTAGTATCCGGAATACGACGGCGTCTTGACATACCCCAGCGTCTTCGCAAGCTCCGGGTTCGCCGCGATCCACGCCTTCTGCATCTGGTCAATCTCGCTCTGCGTGTAGCCGAGTCCGAGATAGCCGGAGAAGTCGCCGTACTGCGCCATGTTCTGTGCCTTCGTCGCGGCGTCCTGCTGCTGCTGAAGAATGAGATTCATCATGTTCGCGTAGAGATTCTGCTGCGCCTGCGCGTTCGCCTGATCCCGCGCGGCGTTCGCCTGATACTCTGCGTCCGCGCCCTGCTGCCGCAGCTGCATAATGGCAGCGATACGCGCGGCTTCGTTCTCGTTCAGCCGCTCGCCGTAGGCCGTATCCAGCCCCAGCCTGGCCGATTCGCTCATGCCGCCGCTGTAGCCTCTCGCTGCCATCTCCTGCGGCAGCACGCGCAGTGATTCCATGTAGTCGCGGTAGAGCTGTTTGTTGAGACTGCCGTACTGGTCTCCAAGCTCGCCTACGCCCTTCTCCGCCTGCGCGAGAGCCCGCTCGGCGGCGGCCTTCGCCGCGTCGTTGTTGGCCTTCACCGCGTCGTCGTACATTTTCTGGTACTGGTCGCGCAGCTCGTCCAGATACGTCCGCTGCGGCTCGCCCGGCGTTTCCTCCGGCGTTCCTTCCGTCGTGCCCTTCTGCGCGTCGCCGTTGGGGTCGATGTACGTCACCTTGCCGCCGCCGGACGTACCCGGCTGCGTCGGCGTCGTGGTCGGCTGCCGCGCTCCGTTCCGGTTCGGCAGTACGCCCGCTCCGGCCATAGCGCCGGTTATCGCTCCGCTTGCCGCATTCGCCGCCGTCGCGTCCATGCCCGTCTGGTCATAGAGCCCTTTTCGCGGCGGCGCCGCCGCTCCCGTCCGGTCGGGATCGATGGTCCCCTGCAGAGACGAGCTGTTCGCGCCGTTTTTGATCGCCTCCGCATACAGATTCCCGCTCTGGTTGTTATTCGACCGCGGGCTCGAATAATCCGTTTTGCTGATCCCTACGCCTTTTCCAGTAGCGGCATCGGTGAAGCGATTTTCATACCGGTTGTTGGCCTGCTTGTTCACCCAATCCCAAAACTTAGCCATCCTTCTTCCTTCCTCCCTGATACCGAACGCACTTCGGGTTGCGGCACTCCCATTCCGCCGCGTTCTTTTTCGTCATCTCAATGCCGCATTTCGGACACTTCATGCCGTCGGCGCACCTCCCAGCAGCGGCAGCGTCTGCGCCCCCGGTATCGCTCCGCCGGCGGCCGCCTCGCCGAGAGCTCCCGCTCCGCCGCCTCCGGCGGATTCCGGCATAGCCGGTACGGCGAACCTCTGCTGCCATTCGTTGATGATCTCCTGCTTGCCCGGCAGATCGATGAGCTCAAGCTGCGCGGCAAACAGCTTCCAGTTTTCCGCCGTGATCTGGCTCTGCGTGAGCGCCTGCAGCGCCTGCAGCGTCTGCGCCTTGCCGTGGGCGATGCTGTCGCCCGCCGTGATCGTCACGTCCACGCGCGGGAAGTACTGCCACTCCTCGCGCACAACGTTTCCGGCCCCGTCCAGCACCTTCGGCATGATCGCCGTGAAGCTGTCGGCGTTGAACGGCATTGCCTGCGGCGCGCGGTCCTTCATCTCGTCCGCGCCGATGAACAGCATCCTGTCGTCGTCGAAGAACTCGAGCGCCAGCCAGTCGAGCAGCTCATACAGCCGCTCGAACCCGGCGTCGCGGTCCGCGCCCTTGATGTCCGCCTGGCTCTGCGCGTCCTGCCGCATCATGGCAAGGCCGGTCGCCGTCGTGACCTTTGTCGTTTCCCTGCCCTGATTGATGTCGTAGTTTCGGCTGGCGCGCTCGATCTGGTTCTTGAAGAACTCCACGCCCATCGCGCCGTTCGCTATGCTCTGCAGTCCGCCGAGCCGCTGCACGCCGCCCATGCGGTTCTGCTTGAGATGGATCACCGCGCCCGGCTCGTTGGTGAACTCCTCGCCGTCGGCAAGCGCGCTGTCCTCCACGAGGATGATATCGTTTGCAAGGAACGTGTCGTTCAGAATGCTCATGGCGAGCTTCCGGTCGGCGGCGTCCACAAGCTCGAGGATCGGCATGAGCTCGCTTTTGTTCCAGAAGCGGTTCTCGTCCTGAATGCGCCAGTAATGCACGAACGGGAAGAGACTGTTCTGCTTGCATGTGCGCTTCCAGTAGTTCGGGATGTACCGCAGCTCGCGCCCTCCCGCGAGGATCGAGCACGCCACCGCTCCGGCAGGCACTCTCTCGCCGTCCTCCTCCGTGTCGCACGGCTGTCGGAACCAGTGCTCGAGCACCTGCACCGTGTCGTCCAGATCGTTGATGGCCGTCGTGAGATCGAATACGCCGGTGCGGGAAACGTAGTCCTCCGTGAGAATGTCGTCCGCCGTCAGTCCCAGCTCCTCCAGCTCGCGGCGGAACACCTGGCAGAATTTCACCTTGTGCATCGTGTACACATAATCCACATACTGCCCGTCCTGCAATCCGCCGTCGCGGATGGCCGGGTCGGGGAAGATGGCCTCCGTCGGTATGTCCCGGATGCGGATGTCGCCCTCGTTCACGCCGCAGCGCATATCCCGGTCCCAGTACGCCTTCCAGAACGCATCGCCGAGCTTCAGAAGCCGGCGCTCGTTGCGCGTATTCATATCGGAGAGCCGGTTGTTCTCGATGATGTAGCGCACGGCAAACTCCCGCTGCTTCGCCTTGGCGCTGTCGAGATCGTCGTCGCGCCCGCGAAACTCCGGCTCCGGCACGTTCGGGTTGATCTGCGTCTCCACGAGGATGTACGGATCCGGCATGTTCGCCGGGATCCACGGAACATCGTTCGCCCGGCAGTACTCGACCATCTCCTTCGTCGCGTCGTGGATGCCGTTGTAGTAGTCGTTGCATCGCTCCCACTCGATCTCCACGGCGGTGCGGGCGTTTTTGGCGCGCCGGAAGAGCGCGTACGCCGTCCGCTCGCGCGCCGCGCGGTCGGAATAATCGTAGCCGGAAATGACCTCCGGCTGCGGCTGTTTCTTTCGTAATTTCATCTCACACCCCCAGCATCCGGTTCACTTCGCCCTGCACGAGATCGTAAAACCACGCGCCGAGCTTCTGCTTTCGCTCCTCGCCGTTGCCCCACTTCCCGTCGAGCACCTCCTGCGCCATTGCCGGAATGTTCACGGTCATTCCTTCCTTTTCGTCAGGGCCGGGCTCTGCTCCGCCCGCCGCGCCGTCGTCAAAATACGAAAGCGGCACATACAAAATATCCAGATCCAGCGGGCTGCCCCGGTACTGCTGCATGACGCACTGCCCGGAAAGGTCGGGATAATTCACGCCGTCGTTCGCGCCCCACGCGGCGATCCATTTATCATACCCCGTCTCGCCGATGTGCGTATCAAACCAGCTCAAGCTGGCGTACACGCCGGTTTTGTTCCCGGCCTCTTCCATAGCCGCGCAGAACGCTTTGCACATGGCGGTGATCGTCTCGTCCAAGGGGAAGCCGTTCTTTGCCTTGTAGGCGTCCGCGTCCTCCATATCAAACCACACGCCGAGACGGGGCTTCCGTCCGGCAAGAAACTCGAGACAAGCCTCCGCCTCCTGCCGTGCCTGCGCCTCGCTGAGCGCGTAGGAATACCAGTAAAGCCCCCACGGAATGCCGAGCTTCTCGCACTTTGCGATGTTCCGCTCCGCCCACGGGTCCGCGCTCGTCCAGAACCCGCCGCGGATGATGACGAAGCCGTCTTTATAGGGCGTCAGGTCCATGTCGCCCTGCCACTGGGAAATGTCGATACCGTTCATTTCCATATACCTCCTGCTTTGAATTTTGCCGGCGCATTTTTCCAAGTACCGCCCTTGCGGTACAGCGCTGCCTGCTTCCACGTCCCGCCGGTCTTGAAGTACAGCACATCGCCGACCGGCTCCGGTACGGCAAGAGTGGCCGGGCTGTTTGCCGTAGTCGGTCTGTGCCCGCTGGTCATTCCGGCAGTCACCGTCGCGCCGGTATACGTTGACGGAAGCGTGTAGTAATAAGTAGCGGCAAGATAATAGCCGCTGCCGTAATTGTACGCTTCACTCGGGCCGAACTCGTTTTCCGTGCCGTTGCTGCCCCAGGGGATGTACGCCGCTTTGTTTGCCGCTCCCCATCCCATGATTGCGTTGGAGTACATCTTTATCCGCACACAGATAGAGTTATCGGAAAGCCGCGTAACAGCGCATTTGGAATAGTAGGCATAGCCGTACTTCCCTTGGTTGTACATGCTGACAATTTCGCCGGATACTTCCTCGCTCCATCCCGCCACATTCGTTGGCTCTGCCGTGCTGAACGTTCCCATTCCGTTCACCTCACTCCAAATACATGAGATAGATATCCCCGTCGCTGCCGAGCTCGGCGCCAGGCTCCGTCGTTCCGGCGTAAACGTGCCGCACCTGATCGGCTACAAGACCGAACTTCGTATACGGGATATCGTTCGCGAGCTTCTCGGCAGTCACGGCGTTCGGCGCGAGCAGCGCCGTCGTGATGGCAAGCGCGGCGATCTTCTCCGCCGTCACCGAGCCCGGCGCGATCTTCTGCGCCGTTACCGCGCCCTGCGCGATGTGCGTTGCGAGCACCGAGAGCGCCGCGAGCTTCTCCGTCGTCACCGCCGCCGCGCCGAGCTGCGCCGTGCCGACGCTCCCCGCGCCGAGCTTCGTGCCGTCCAGCACCGGGATCCTCGCCGCGTCCAGAACGCCGGAATTTATATCTCCCGCGCCGTGCGTATGGCTCGCCGCCGCGCCGCCGAGAGCGATGGCCGTCACCTCCGCGGCGAGCTTTAATAGTGTGATGCTCCCGTCCGTAACGCTTCCCTGCGTCACGTCCTGCATCGCCTGTACGATCTGTTCAAGCGCCGTCTGTACGTTCCCCGCCGAAAAGCCGGGGATCGTCGTGATGCCGAGCTGCGCCGCGGCAGTCGTGCCGGTCAGCTCGTCGATCAGGGCGTTGAATTTTTCCCGCACCACCGCCGTCACGAGCGCGTCGAATACCTTCTTGTTCTGCGCCGCCGTGCCGGTCAGCTTGTCGGGCCGGCTCTGCACGCCGTTCGCGGCGATGGCGGCTTCCGTGATCTTCTGTTCCTGTATGCTCATGTCTTCACCTCTTCGCGTAATTGCCCGTCACATAATGCTTTGTGATCTGGAATATGCCGAAGCCCTCGTTCGGCTCCTGGTTCCGGACGATGATCTGCAATCTCTTGTAGTTCTTCACCTTGCGGTTGAGAAAGATCTCCTGCGGGCTCTCGTCCGTGTTGAACGTGATGCGCTCAAAGTCGATGTCGGAAAAGTCCAGAATGTCCATCGGCTTTCCGGCAACCTTCTTTTCGTGCCCGCCGGTGCGGTCGGCGCGGATATACACCTCGGCGCTCGAGCGCGCATACGGCTTGATGGTCACACAGCAGCCGCGCTTTAAAAGCGTCTTGAGCACGGCGGGCGTACCGTCATCGTCGTACTTCGTCGCCCACACCGCGGAGATGGCCGCGCCGTCGTCGCTGTATCGGCTCATGTCCTCGATGTCCGTGTTGAGCTTGCAGATCCGCCCGTCCGCCGTGCCGAAGTACAGCGATTCCTCCGCGCCCGCTCGCCGGTTGAGCCAGCAGGAGGCCGGGATGTTCTCGAAATAGTATCCCTCATACACATAGTCGCCGAGCGCCGCGCTTCGGTAGGTCTTGTTCTGCCGCCCGTCCAGCGCGTAGACGTGGCCGTTCGGGAGAGCGAGCATATACATGCCGTTCCATATCACCGCTTCGGCCTTTTCCCGCTCCGGTTCGTCGTTGAGCTTGTTGTTCACATAGAAGCTGCGGCCCTGCGTGATCTTCTCGCTCGTGTAGCTGTTCGTCGTTACGGCCATTACCCCGTTGCGGGATAGGAACAGCGGATCGTCCAGCAGAGAAGCGAAGCTCCCCGGCGCGATGGAGCCGACGCCCGCCACGGCCTGCTGCTGCGGCTGCGCGATCTCGCTGTCCTGCAGCTCTGCGGTGCGCAGATAGATCGTGCTGTCCTGCCCGTTGTCCTCCTTCACGATGCCGAGCGACCTTCCGAGACGGCAGTACCCGAGGATCGCCGTGGCCTCGCTCCCGACCTCGTTGTACAGAAGATCGGGGAAGTACGTCGGATCGTTCATCCCGCTCGTCCAGTCCACGTTTGGGAGCTCCTCGTTCCCGCTCAGCACCGCGCGGTCGTTCGTCCCGATGCCGTAGGTCGTGATGATCGTGCACTTGTCGATGCGGTCGGTGTACCCCGCCACCGTGTGCGGAAACTCCACCACCAGCCCGTCCTCCGAGCCGGCCGTCGGCTTTGCCGGAGCCGTGGTCATTTTGATGATGCCCTTCTCGCGGTCGAGCGTGAACGCCGTCGTCTCCTCGCCGAACACCCATGCGCGCACCGTGCCTGTCGCGTCTATGTCTCCGTCAAGCTGAAAGTCCGTCGCCGTGCCGTCCGTCTGAAAAGCGTTCTTCCGGTACGGCGTCAGCATGTTTACGTTCTCATAGCTCTGCCCGCCGCCCGTTGGACTGCGCGTGATAACGGTCGTGGGAACGTAGGCGTTCTGTGAGGCTCTGTGCGCCGCTGTGCCGTCGTATACGTAGAAACCGGCCCCTGTTACTATCCATAGCTTCCCGGCCAGATACGCGGCGCGTGAGCGCCTCTCCGGCAGCCCTGTGAGTATCTCCGTCGGCGCCGCCGCGTCGTCCCAGGCATAGAGCGCCGTGCCGATGTGCGCGAGCTTCTTTTCCGTGCCGTCGAACCTTCCGGCAAACAGGCCGTATACCGGCTTGTCCTTCTGCCAGAGCTTCCGCCAGCCGAGCCGCTTCTGCGGCATCCCGCCGCCGTCCGCCACGATGTTCGTGCAAAGCGGGCTGCGTGAATAATCCACGAGAGAGGGGTCTGTGGAAAAGTCCGCGCCGCGGAACGTCTTGTAGACGCTCTGCCGGATGCTTACCCCTGTTTTCTTCGCCATGGCTTACCCCCGGAAAAGGCTCTGCGCGATGCGCCGGTTCTCGCCCGGCTGCGTCGTCCTGAGAAGCGATACCTGATAATTGTACATCTGCAGCATCGCCCCGTAGTCCATCACGAGATCGGGGAGGAGCTGCTGCGCCGCCACATAGTACGGCATGCACTCGCAGGCGTCCGGCGCGATCTCAAATTCGTAGCTGTCCGGCGCATCCGTCGGGATCGTCTGCGGCATGGCGAAATATTCGACCGTCACCTCCGCGCACCCCTCCGGAATGACGAGCTTCCCGCCCATCCACCGGAAGCGCCGCGTCGCATTCTTCCCGTCCGCCCATATCCGGTACAGCGAGTAGAAATTCTCCGGCATGGCATAGACGGTTTTTCCCAACGTTGGGACAATGACCTCCTCCCGGAGGATCTTCCTGATCTGCGCGAGAGTCTTCTGCGCCATGTCGAAAAACGCCGTCATCTTCTTCTCGATGTCCTCGTCGTGCTCGATCTCTCCGCCCGCGCTGTGCTCGTCGAGGAGCATGTATACCTTGTTTTTCGCTTCTCCGAGCGTCATATCGTTTCCTCCTTACCGCTCAAAGGCTCCCTTGTGCAAAGGGAGCTGTCAGCCGCAAGGCTGACTGAGGGATTGTCGTCTTTTTTTACCGAAAACAGGGCGAGTCACCCCGCCCTGTTTCCCTCACATAATCAGTTATCCGGCGGAGCTTCCTCAACCTCCGCCTTTTTCTCGGTGGTCTGCTTCAGGCGGTCCAGCAGCTTCATGAGGAAGTCCGGCATAGGTACGCCGATCTTCCCGCTGTTCTCCAGAATGGAGATGAGTTCGTTAATGATAAGCCACACGATCACCAGCAGACCTACAACAAAATTCACATCGAGCTGTACGCCGAGCTTGCCGCCGAGCATCGTGATGAGGTAGTCAACCCCCATACCCACGGCGACGATCATTAAGTAGAAAACCTTCTTGATCACGCCCTGAATGCCCTTGCGGCTCGAAAGCTCCTTGTTCATCCACGCCGCCGTCATGCCGGTGACGTAATCGCAGATCATCACCGCGATGAGCACCGCCACCGGAACAACGAGCTGCTTGAAGTACGCCATCAGCGCCGCGGCCGCCGCGGTCACAATGGCCTTCCAGAAGTTGTCCATACCGTTTCTCCTTTCAGTCCAGCAGCAAAAAGCGCACGTCCGTGGATGCCGCCGAGGCTACGACCGCCAGCTCTCCGGCGGCGAACGGCACCTGCAGCACCGTGTTGGCCGGAATTGGGAAGCCCGCCGCGGCTGTCAGCGCCTTGTTCGGGTCATACGGCGCGATGTACACGACGTTCGCGCTGTTGTTGGATACAACGACGGTCTGACAGTGGCAGTCCACCTTCGTCTCCTTCGTGCCCGCCGAAACGGCGAGCACGCGGTCAATCTTCATCATATTCGTTTCCTTTCTCCCTCATATGCTCCCGCTCCCCCCCTTGCCTCCCCTAACAGGGGAGGTGTCAGCCGGAGGCTGACGGAGGGGTTCGGCTCCCTTGTGCAAAGGGAGCTGTCGGCGCAGCCGACT